GCCGATAGCTCAGAAAGTAGAGCACCTGACTCTTAATCAGGGGGGCGCACGGTTCAATCCCTGCTCGGCGGACCAACCATAGGGAGTCATGTTGGAAACAGCATGGCTCCCATTTTTTATGCCTACGAACAAGGGCTTTCCAGATGTTCACGTCTTTGGAAACAACCCACCCTCTGGAAAGCAACTACTCCAGTCGAAACCAGAGGGGCAATTTTGAAAGAAAGGTCGGTGATATGAATTGACAAGGGATATGCTGAAGTCTATAATGAACTATTATCAGCGACGCGAAAAACGCCTGCAACTGCGCCTTGATTCAGAGGACAGCCCAGAGGAAGCATACCGTTATCGCCGGGCCATTCGTCGTAATCGAGCCAGTTTGAACTCGATAGAGGGCTTCTTCAGAACGGATGCTGGCAGTTCACAGGAAAACTGGGTCACTATCAATGGAACCCACGTCCTCATTGATGAGAACGGTGTTGCTCAAAGTGGTGGCAAGCTCAAGGGAACGAGCTTCAAGAATGCGAAGTCAACCCCAAGCAAAAAATCTTCCCAAAGCTCTGTAGGAGGACGAAACACTGGTGGAAAAGCCACCACTGCTTCTCCTGAATCAGATGTTCCAGCGAAGGATGCAAAATCCAGAGTGAAAGAAAGGTTTATTGAGCAGCAAAAGTTCTTGACTAACGGAAAATATTATACCATCCAAGAAGCTCTTGATAGTGAGAAGCCCCATATTAAGAAGGGCGTTGCTAAAGCATTGGGAGCACCTGAAAAAGAGGCAAAACAGGCCGTCGAGAATGGTACGTTAAACCAGCTTATTGAAAAATACGAAGAGAAAGGAGCTGAAAATTATGCAAAAAAATTAGAGAAGCAGCTATCTTGGTATCAGGAAGGCAAAGCTTGGGAAGGAAGCTATGAAAATCTAGCAAAGGGTTGCGCAGAGGCAGACGCAAAAGCAAAGGAAATCTGCGGCGACAAAACCATTTCTACTCGTGAGTATTATGAAATCGCAAAGAGCGGCAGTGCAGTTGTCGATGTTGACGATCTTGCTTTGCAAAAAGCCTATGTAGCAGGTGGTCTCGGATTTAAAGCAGAAACGCTAAACAAAAAAATGTATTCTGGAGCGGGCGAACTCACAAAGGCTGAACGAGATTTTGTTGATATGGTTGATAGGTGTGCCGTCCCAACAAGTCGAGATGTTGACCTGTACAGATGTGTTGGCTACAGTTGGCTTGACTCGATTGCTGGACATGAAATTACTACTCGCGCGGAATTAAAATCGCTTGAAGGAACAGTGGTAGAGAACAAGTCGATTACTTCGACAGCTCCGGGCGCAGTCAGATACTTTAACAATTTTACTCCCATTAGGTGCAAGATTACAGCTCCCCAAGGTACACCGATTTGCCCAATACAGGGAAATGTAAGCGAAGGCGAACTTGTCCTTCCTGCTGGAACAAAGACGAGAATCAAGTCCATTAAATTGAAAAACTTCAGTTTTCCAATTTGGAACAACGAACAAACATCCCCTACAGACAGGACTATCGGCATTAGTCAAGTCGCAGAAGTAGGCGATAACAGCAACATCGTATTTGTAGAGATGGAGGTAATTCCATAATGGAAAAAACCTATTGGGAAAATTTAGGGGAAGGAACCCCCGATATGGCTCCATATCGACCGAGTGCCGGTGTTCTTGCAAATCTCACGGAAAAGGGTGCTGTGAGGTTACTAAGAGAGGAACGCGCTCATTTCAAACAGATTTATGCAGGGCATCTCCATGAATGTCCAGTGTGTGGAAATGAAACTCTTCTCGACGTTGGGCTCGGGTACCAGCCAGATGGCGCAGAGCAGTGTTCTGTATGCGGATGGTACGATGACTGGGAGCAAAGAGATTTGCCAGACGAATACTTAGAAGGCAAGTCTATCAATCCAACCTCTCTGAATAATGCAAGACGAAAGTGGCAAGCTACACATGAACCCATAAACCGCGTGATTCCAAACTCGTGTTATGGACAGCCTGCGGATTCCGAAGAGAACTTGGAGGCAAGAAAATTTCTTTGAATAAAACTGAATATCAATATCTAAGAGCGATGGGAGACCACCGCTCTTTTCTTTTTATTTTGGAGAAAAACATGGCTATGTTTCAAAATCCTGGTACGTTTTTTGTCGGCGGGACAATAAGCGCACCTGAGCAAAAGTTCATTGCCGTTTTGCTGAAGAACGCTCACAAGCAGGGGTACACCCGGTTCGTTGAGCCGTGCGCCGGCGCTTTCGCCATGTCGCACATCGCGGCGCAGTGTGGGTACAAGCCCAGTGAGATCGAGGCCAGCGATGTTTCGATGTTCACCTCCATCATGGGGTACGCCATCACGGGCCAGTCCCTTGAGGAGCTGGAAATCAGAGCGGACGGCTTCACGAACGAGGAACTGCTTGACCCTGCGGTTGCACTCTATGCGTGGAAGTACCTGAAAGCTACGCGCAATGCAGGCAGAGAATACGGCTACGAACTGATGGTCGATCTCGAGGCGCGGCGAGAATACTACATTGACAGCCTCCGCGCACAGCTCGACAGGGCCAAGCAGTCCTTGCATGGGATGAGCTACCGCCCGCTGGATATGTGGAAGCACCTTGAAACGTGCTATGATGACCCCCACTGCCTTGTGGTTGCCAATCCGCCCACCTATGCCGCTGGATTCGAGAAGTGGTATGACACCGGCGGGCGCATGACGTGGAAAGAACCTGAGTACGGCATCTTTGACCCGAAGACCGGGCTGACTGAGCTGTACGACAAGATGAACGATGCCAAGTGCCTTCTGATGTGCTACGAGGAGAACGCCCCGGGCCTCACTGCCGGGCATCCTGTCTTTGCCCGGTATGGTGTGCGTGACGGCATCAACGTGTACCTGACTACCAACCGCCCGGATGAGGCGACCATGCTTGCCGAGGGTAAAATGATTACCCGCCCGAACGAGGGCAAGCTGGAGCCGCTGGATTGCAGCATCCTGCCGCGTGATTATGAAATCACCCGCAAGAGCAAGATTCAGATTACTCAGATCGAGCGCACCGCCGCCCAGTATTACAGAAAGCTCTGGACGCACAACTTTGTCGGTTCGTCTGCGCCTATCAACATGGCCGTCCTCATCGACGGAAAACTGGCAGGCGTGTTCGGGCTGGATAAGTCGGCACTCACGATGGGTGCCTTCGGTACGCAGGTTTCCGATGCTGTGTTCCTTATGTACGGCATGACCGTTCCCCATAAGACCTACCGGCTGGGGCGGCTTCTGACCATGCTGGCACAGAACAGGCCGCTGATTATGAACATCTGCACGGATTTGGAGAAGGAAAAGGCCAAGTCCCTCAAGACGGTGCAGATGACCAAGTACCCGGAGGCCAAGGAAATGCGGGGGCTGATGGAGTTGACCAAGAAAGTCCCGGATAAGAAGATGGGCTACCGGCTCACATACGAGTCGCCCTTGTACGATAGAAACGCCAAACAGGCATTGAACGAATGGTTAGGGAGGGAAGAACGATGGCAGAAACAGCGCGAGAAAACCAAGTCAGCAGCGCAGCCGTAAAGTATGAAACGGTCGCCGACATGGGTTCCGGTCTGGTCATTGCCAAAGTAAAGCTGACCGACTTCCGCGAGCAGGACATCAACGCTCGCATTATGAAGACCGAGATGCAGAAGCAGCTCACCGACAACATCAAGAAGCGGGGCCAGCTTGAAAGCCTCCCGTTCTGCGCACTCATCGACGGCAAAATCGAGATTATCTCCGGCCACCACCGCATCCGTTCTGCAAAGGACAGCGGTGTGCTGACGGAGCTTTTTGTCATTCTGGACACCACCGGCCTGCGGCGCTCTCAGGTGGCCGCAAAGCAGTTGGCGCACAACGCCATCAGCGGCTTTGATGACCAGTCCACCCTGAAGGAAATCGCCAAGATGATCGACGATGTGGACGATATGCTGGAAAGCTACATTGGCAAGGACATCATCGGTGAGCCTATGGCCGAGCTTGAGAAGCTGCTGTCCCCGAAGGTGGAGTTCGACTGGAAGAACGTCACGTTCACCTTCCTGCCGCACCAGCTCCGCGATTTGGACCAGCTTGTGAAGGTTCTGGGTTCCCTCAGCCCCGATATGCTGGGCGTTGCAGATATTGACCAGCACGAGGAGTTCATCGAAACCATCACGAAGTACCAGCAGTTTGCCAACGTCAAGAACACCGGCGCTGCCATCCACGCCATGATTAAGGCCACCGAGTCCCTGTTCGATGACCTGCACTTTGACGAGAGTCAGGAGTGGGTGCAGTTGCCCAATCTGTTCGGCTCTCCGGCCATCCCCAAAGAGGCTGCTGATACCATCACGCAGGCGCTCGACAAGATGGTCAAGGAGGGCGAGATCGGCCCGAAGAACAAGTGGCAGGCCCTTGAATACTGGGCTGCGGATTATCTGGCAGGGAAGTAGGTGATAGCAAATGCCTACGCCTCTAAAGTACAATCCGGCGTACCACGATGACTGGGCATGGTCACTTGCTATCAAGGGCGCAACAGATCAGGACATTGCCGATGCCTTCCACGTTTCGCGTAGGACCATCATTCGCTGGCGACAGACGTACCCGTCGTTCAATACGGCCTGTCAGAGCGGAAAAGAAGTCGCCGACGCAAAAGTAAAAAAATCTCTGTTTGAACGCGCTGTAGGCTTTGAATATCAGGAAAAGGAAAGCGTCATTGACGTAGACCCTCGGACTGGTGAGCAGAAGCCGGTCCGGGTCAGAACGCTCACGAAGAAAGCCGTTCCCGATACAATGGCTCAAATGTACTGGCTCAACAATCGTTGTAGAGAGGAGTTCTCTCAGACTCAGAAGGTCACGCTTGATGGTTCTGTTCAGGCCAGACCTTATGAGAACCTGAGCGAGGAGGAGCTGAGGGAGGCTCTGGCCTGCATGAGCGATGAAGAAGACTCCGAATAAACGGTCCTATTCTAAAGCTCAAAAAGCCGCGTCCCGTGAGGAGCTTCGTAATGAATTGGCGAGACGGTACTATGCCGATTATGTCCAGTACGTTCACATGGGCAGGTGGAAAAGAGCCAGACACCTCGACCTTGTGTGCGAGAAGCTGGAAAGCATCATAGAGGGGAAGACCAAGCGGCTGATGATATTCATGCCGCCGCGCCACGGCAAGTCCATGACCGTGACCGAAACCTTCCCCTCGTTCTATCTGGGCAAGAACCCTGAAAAGCGGGTCATCGAGATCAGCTACAGCGGCGACCTTGCCCAGCAATTTGGCAAGCGGAACCGCGATAAGGTCGAGGAGTTCGGTCCTGCGCTGTTTGGTCATACCATCTCCCAAGTGCAGGCCACCAAAACGAACTGGAACCTCGACAACGGCATGGGCGGCATGATTTCCGTTGGTATCGGTGGCTCCATCACCGGCTATGGCGCAGACCTGCTTATCGTCGATGACCCCATCAAGAACCGCGCCGAGGCTGAATCTGCCACCTACCGCGATAAGCTGTGGGACGAGTACCAGTCCACGGTGAGTACCCGACTGCACGCAGGCGGCGCTGTTATCATCATCCTTACCCGCTGGCACGAAGATGACCTTGCCGCCCGGCTCCTGAACCCGGAGTACGGCAAGGTTGAGGACTGGGACATTATCTCGCTCCCGGCCGTTTGCGAAGACCCGGCTACCGACCCTCTGGGCCGTGAGCTAGGCGAGGCGCTGTGGCCTGCGGGCGGCTACGACGAAGCATGGGCTGCACAACAGAAAGAGACCGTCGGTACATATGCATGGTCTTCTCTGTATATGCAGACCCCCACACCAAGCTCCGGCGGTATGTTCAAGAGAGAGTGGTGGAAACGCTGGGCGGCGCTGCCGTCCGGCCTGCATGACTTCATCCAGTCGTGGGACTGCACCTTCAAGGACAAGGACGGCTCGGACTTCGTTGTCGGGCAGGTCTGGGCAAGGAAAGGCGCAGACCGCTATCTGCTCGATCAGGTGCGTGGCCGCATGAGCTTCACGGAAACGCTGGATGCCATGCGCGGGCTTTCCTCCAAGTGGCCCCAGACCACCAGAAAGCTGGTCGAGGACAAGGCCAACGGCACGGCGGTCATCGACGTTCTGAAGAAAGAAATCCCCGGAATCATCCCGGTGGAGCCGTTTGGCGGCAAGGTGGTCCGCGCCCATGCGACCACCGCTGTGGCTGAAGCTGGGAACGTCTACATCCCAGCGGCATCTGCCTGCCCGTGGGTGATGGACTTTGTGGAAGAAATGGCCGCGTTTCCAAGCGGTGCGCACGATGACCAAGTTGACTGCTATTCGCAGGCGAACGCCTACTACAACGACAACACGTTTGATATTCGTTCGCTGATAACGTAAGAAAAGAGGTGAATGCAATGCTGATTATTTTCTCGGTCAATGACCAGAAAATCACCCATGACCTGAAAGGCCAGCTCGTCGCAGGCAGCGTAGACATTGTGCAGGCCGCGTTCAAATTTGACAGCTCGTGGGATGAACTGGACAAGATCGTCGTCTTCACGAGCAGCGCTTGTCCCAAGCCCGTCCCGGTGCAGTTTGCCGATGAGGCGTTCTACATCCCGAAGGATGTGCTGAAGCCCGGCAAGCTCTACGTTTCCGTGGTCGGTTTCGGGCTGGACGGCCGGAAGAAAACTACGCAGAAGTGGGACATCATGCAGGCTATCACCGTTCAGAAGTGCGGCGATGGCGGCGATTGTGACCTGCTGCGATATTTGGCACAAGGTCAGGTCGCCGACGGGAAAGTCGCAAAGGACGAAGAAGTCAAAGATATGCTGGACACTGTGTTTGGCAAATCGGAAGCTCCCAAACCAGACCCCGGTGGCTCGGACTCCAATGACAAGAACGTCAGCGAGGATGACATTGCCACCGATAAGGACGTAGCCGATATGCTCAACAAAGTATTTGGCTGATGCCCTCTCGCCCTTGAAAGAGGGCCTTAATTCGTCATAGCAGCGCTGAAACTGCTGTGAAATATAATTTTGGAGGTATGCAAATGCCCGTATCCGCAAGTAAGCTTGTAACCCTCGCTCAGTTGCAGGCGCAGGCGGAGAGAGTGAAGCAGGAGCTGGCGAAGTACACGCTGGCATCCGAGCTTGGCTCCCTCGCCAAGAAGAGCGAAATTTCGGAAGCTGACCTCTCGGCTGCTCTGAAGTCCGTTATTGACGGAAAGATGGATGCAGCAGACAGCATGACGACCGAGGCAATCAACAGTGCCATCGCCACCGCCATTGCAAAGTCTGCTCATGCACGCTTCGAGAAAGTTGAGAAGGTTCCTTCCAACGATGAGGCGCAGGATAATGTGCTGTATCTGGTGATGAATGCTGCCACCGGGTACTACGACATTTACGCTAAGGTCGGTGAGGAAGTCGTCCGTCTGGATGACACCACCGTTGACCTGAGCAACTATGCGACCATCGACCAGTTGAATGCCGTTTCTGGAGGCATCGGCGGCACGGCGTATGCAGGCACGAAGGAAGACCTGTCTGCATCCGATGATTCGGTTATCGCCGCGTATTTCAAGGCGCACACCGACGTGGCCGTCAAGAAGGGCGATGTCTTCGTGGTCACGACCACCGTTGGCAACTCTACCTACGAGAAGTCCGCCTACTTCTACAACGGCAAGGCGTGGGTGGCGATGACCGGCAATGTTGATGCCGATAAGGTCATCCTGCGCGAGAACATCACGCTGGCCGGTGGCTATACGCAGGTCGGCAACCTGACCAAGAGCCAGAACGGCACGGCCACTTTCGCCACCAAAGGCAAGAGCGTCATGGATGCCCTGACCGAGATTTTCAGCAAGCGGCTCCAGCCCAGCATCACCGCCCAGCCGTCCATCGGCACGTTCACGCTGACCGGTGCTGGTGCTGTTGAGGCCGGCACTAAGGTAGCTGCTGCAGCCTACTCTGGCGCAACGCTGAATGCTGGCTCCTACCAGTACGGCCC